TGCCCCTGCTAAAGTTACTGAAAAAATGATTAATGCTAAACTAACATTAGATGCTATAACTATATTGTTAGGAATTAACAGACAAGCATTAGACGATCTAATTGCCGAGGTGCAATACCAACGCTCTAGACTATTACCAATCAGTGACATTATAGATCAAGCAATTGACAATAATTTAACACCAGAAGAAATATCTAATTTATTAGGTAGATTAGGAAACTTAGGACAATTAGGTCCAATAGCTGGTATATCATATAGAGGATTTACGTTTGCCATATATGAAGAAGAAGATCCACGTTTTGTTGTAGCTGGTAATAAACGTAGATATGCCGTTGCTTTAGACCGTAGCGGATTTATAACACTAAAATCTCAATCATCATTTACATTAGATCCTGATGTTTTAATTGAAGAGTTAAAACTTCAAATCGATGAACAAAATCTTGAAGCTTAATATTTATTGACATGGAAACTACAAAATTAAAAAATCTAATCAAAGAGGCCGTTAGAGAAGTTTTGAAAGAAGAATTAGCTAATCTTGGAAAACAAAAAATCCAGGAATCGCTAAGTACTACTGAAGAGTGGCCAACAGTTAACTTAACAACTAAAAATGTTAATCCAGCTGCTTTTCGCCAAAGCCTAATGGACCAAATGGGTATCAATTCTCCGCAACCAGCTAAACCAACAACATTTGCTGAAAAGCAAGATGTTTATCAAAATATGTTAGCTCAAGTTGCTTCTGAAATGAGACAAAACCCCGCCGATTTAAGTAATTTTAGAAATATTGGATAATGGCATATGTAAGAAGTACTAGAGTTGATCCTAGAGATCTACAAAGAAATACAGCAATAGGTGTTAGACTTCCATTTAACGCCCCTGGTGTGTTTTATAGTACCTTCTCTACTAAAGATCAGTTAAAATATAATTTAATTAATTTATTACTGACTTCTAAAGGTGAACGTATATACAATCCTGAATTTGGAACTCTTTTAAAGGCACAATTATTTAACCCAATGACTGAAGCTTCATTCGGTGATATTGAAGATAGTATAATTGATAGTGTACAAACATATATACCGGAAATTAGAATAAATAATATTGAATTTATTCAAGAAGGTGAATATGGAAGTAATTCATTAGTTGTAAAAATAGTATACCAAATATTAATTTCAGGACAAACAGATACAGTAACAGTTAACTTTGAATAATGGCAGAGAAAAATATATCATATTTAAATAAAAATTTTCTTCAATTTAAAGCATCTCTTATTGAGTTTGCTAAAAATTACTTCCCAAACACATATACAGATTTTTCTGAAGCGTCCCCTGGTACGATGTTTATTGAAATGTCTTCATATGTTGGTGATGTACTGTCATTTTACACTGATACTCAAATTCAAGAAAACTTTGTTTTAACAGCTGTTCAAAAACAGAATTTGTTAAACATGGCATATTCATTAGGTTATAGGCCTAAATCATCATATGCCGCTGTTACTACAATTGATTTTTATCAACGAGTTCCTATTTCGGGAAGTGCGCCTAATTTAAATTACGCATTAGTTATTCCTGAAAATACTCAACTTGCTTCTGTTTCTACAGGTATTAAGTTTTTAACACTTGATAAAGTTGATTTTTCAAATACAGGATCAGTAGAAATTAGTTTATATGATGCTAACAATTATTTGTTTAAAGCATCAACACGAGCTATTTCTGCGGAAATATTAGATACTACATTTACATTTGGTATTCCTCAAAAGTTTACTTCAGTTGAAATTAATGAACCTAATTTCTTACAAATATTACAAGTAACAGGTAGCGACAGTAGTGTATGGTATGAAGTGCCATATTTAGCCCAATCTAATGTTATTAATAAAACTACTAATACTGGTGCTAATGTAGATAAGGTTCCTTATATGCTTAGTTTACTTGAAACACCAAATCGTTATGTTTCAAGAATAAAAACAGATGATATTGTAGAATTACAATTTGGTTCAGGAATGTATGTTAATACACCTGATGATGTTATTATTCCTAATCCTGATACTATTCAATTAGGTTTGGTACCATCTGCAGATACATCTGATTTAGTAAATAACTACAACCAAGCAGCTGTATTTTATACTAAACAATATGGTACAGTACCTACAAATATTAATCTTTATGTTCAATATACAGTAGGTGGAGGTGTTGAAGCTAACCTACCAGCAGGTGATATTACACAAATACTATCAACAGCCGGAATAACTGCTATAAATCCTTCTAATACTGCTGTTTCATTATTAACATTAGTAGCTACGAATCCTGTTCCTTCAACAGGTGGTAGAGGCGGAGATACAGTAGAGGAAATTCGTTTAAATACACTCAATGCATTTTCAGCACAATTAAGAGCAGTAACTAAAGACGACTATATGACTCGTGCTTTAAGTATGCCTTCTGAATTTGGTACTATTGCTAAAGTTTATGTTGAACAAGCATCTGCTTTATCTGTTCAAACAGGTAATGATCCATTAATTGATAATAATCCATTAGCAATATCAATGTATGTTTTAGCTTATAATGATGCTAAACAACTAGAAATTCCAACTACTGAATTAAAAACTAATTTAAAAGAATACCTTGAACCATTTAGAATGGTTACAGATGCTATTACAATTAAAAATGGATTTTACATTAACATAGGAATTAATTTTGACATTACAGTTATACCAGGTTTAAGTAATAAACAAGTACTAACAGATTGTATATTAGCATTACAAAACTATTTTGATATTGATAAATGGCAAATCAATCAGCCAGTTATTATATCTAACGTATTGTCTACTTTACTTTCCGTTACAGGTGTGCAATCTGTTGTTAAAATTGAATTTGTAAATAAATCAGGAGGAAATTATTCTCCATATAGTTACGATGTACAAGGCGCTATAAGAAGTAACATTTTATATCCTTCATTAGATCCATCTATTTTTGAAATAAGATTTCCTGATTTAGATATACAAGGTAGAGTTGTAACTTTTTAACAATTCTATATTTATTGTAAATAAAATAATAGATGGCCGTCTATAAAATATTTCCTGAAAAGGATGCAACACTATATTCTGCGTACCCTACAACTAATACGGGACTAGATCAGATATTGGAGATACAGAATACATCCGCTTCATTCGGAGATCCAGCTGAAATATCTAGATTTGTTATAAAATTCCCAACATCCACTATCCAAAGTGCAATTGCTGACGCTGGTGGTCCTGGGAATTATGAAGCATTTCTAAGATTGTATGTAGCAAATGCTACTAATTTACCCGATGACTATACATTATTCACATACCCAGTTTCTCAATCTTGGGATATGGGTACAGGACGTTATTTATATAATCCACCTGATACTAGTGGTGTTTCATGGGTTCAAAGAACCGATTTAGCTAACTGGCGCACATCTAGTTTTGTAGCTAATACAACTGCTTCTTTTAAACCTAATAATCCTGGTGGTGCTACGTGGTATATTTTATATGAGGGTTCTCAATCATTTGAAATCAATAGTACAAAAGATACGGATATTGATGTTACTGCTATTGTAGGTAATTTCAATAACCAACAACTTCCAAATAATGGTTTCCTTGTAAAAATGGAACCAACATTTGAATTTAATAATTCATCTTCATTTTCATTAAAATTCTTTTCTAAAGATACACATACTATTTATCCTCCACAACTTGAAATTAGATGGGATGATAGTAGTTATTCTACTGGTTCTTTAACAGTATTATCTAATGAAAATAATACTATTACTGTAGGTAATAATATAGGCCAATATAATAAAGATACTAAGTATCAATTTAGAGTAAATGCAAGACCTGTATACCCTGTAAGGCAATTTGTAACACAATCTGTTTATACATTAAATAGTGCCTTACCATCATCATCCTATTATGCTATTCAGGACGTTGATACAGGTGATTATGTAGTAGATTTTAGTAATGATTATACTAAAGTAAGTTGTGATTCAAATGGAAACTACTTTGATTTATATATGGATGGATACCAACCAGAAAGATATTATAAGATATTAATTAAATCATCTTTTGCAAACGGTACAACAGTTGTATATGATAATCAATATACATTTAAAATAAATAAATAATGGCAGAAAATATCCCTGTTCAACGTGCTATATATAACAAGGATAGATTTCCTAAAGTTATAGACACTCAGTTTAGAGAATTAAACGTTACTGAACCTGTAGCTCCCGAAGTAACAGTGGATGATTTTTTTGCTTTATACGATGAGTTATTTTTTGAAATACCTAGAGAGGGGGATATAAATTCTCATAGATATATTTTGCAAAGAGAAGCAGAATATTTAGGTGTTAAATTTGCTGATGATATTGATATTCAAGCTTTACTACAGGAAATAACTGATTTAAGGCAACAATTATTAGCAGCAGAAACTGAAAACGTTACTTTACTACAACAACAAGCAACAACGAATGGCGGATAATATTAGAATAGTAGGAGAGGTACTTAATACAGATATTGTAAATCGTTATACTTTACAAGATGAGCAATTACTACTTCCCTCTATACAACAAGAAACATTTGGTGCTTCTAACGATTATATAGAATTTTTTGTATTTGACATTGCGGATAACGTATTAAATTCTGATTATAATTACCAAGCATATAAGTTACCACCAAATGTAGGTTATTCTCAAAGTTTACTTCCTATTCTAGAGATTGATCCTATCCAAGACATTAGAAATCTAGGATACGAATCAGGTGAAGTAAATACCAGGTATAATTTCTTTAGAAAAATATCTGGTGGACCATTTGATAATCAGCTGTTTATTCAGCAAATATCAACCGATAGAACCGAGATTAGAGTAGGTTCAACTATATTATCGGGTGTTGAGTTAACTCAGATAGTTACCAACTTTACTGAAAAGCAAGCCACAGTTCCTTATTATTATTACGTAATACTGAATTTTGGTAATAATGTACAATCTGTTGCTGTTAATGCTTTAAGTAGCGTTACGGATGAAGGTGGTGTAAGTATATTATTTAAATTAGCTGATCCTTTACCTAACAATATTGCTTTAAAAAATACATTTTGGATTGTAGAGGAAATAGTTAATCCTTATATATTTGATCTTAATTTAGACAAATTAATTACTCCTCCGTCTCAACCTAGATTAAAAGGTCCTAACTTTGATATTGATTTAGAAATAAAGAATGTTGTACCTACATCATATAACAACTATACCCAACTTGTAACTTCGCTTACAGGTTCACAATATCAAGCACTTTTAAATACACTTGCAAACCAGCAAGTTAATATAAATATTGACTTTAGTACATTAAATGATTTTGTACATTATAGTTCAGCTGAAAATAGATTATCTAATTTCATGTATAAAATAGGTGAAATTACTACTTATCAAGCTGAAATTAATACTAATACTCCTTTAACAGCAAGTAATGCTTCATTAGTAGATTCTGTAAATAGAGCAAGCTCTAGTATTAATGCTGTAATTGCTACATTTGATGGATTTGAAACTTATTTATATTTCAATTCAAGTTCATTAACATCATCTATTGTAGAATACAATTTAGAAACAGGTTCATTCTTTGAATACAGAGTGGCACCATATCCTAAATCGGGTTCTTTACAACCATATACATTATATGCTTCATCATCCGTAACTGTTCAGAATTGGTACTTTACTGCTTCTGAAGTATCTGTTGCTTATGATGCTGTTAATAAAGATATTTTAATAGATACTATTCCTTCTTATATAGTAGATGACTCAAATAGTTATTTGCAATATATTACGTTTGTTAATATGATAGGCCAATATTTTGATAATATTTGGATCTATATTGATAAATTAACAGATATTTGGGATAATGACAATAATTTAAATAAAGGTATATCTCAAGATTTAGTATACAATTGGTTACAATCCTTTGGAATAAAATTATATAATTCACAAGGAAGCCAAGATGTATTAGATTATCAAGTGGGTGGATATAGTGGTAGTGTTTTATTTAATGGTGATTATTCACCATCAAGTAGCTTTTTAAATAACGTACCTAGAAAAGATTTAACAATTGAATCTTATAAACGTTTATACCATAGTTTACCTTACTTGTTTAAAGCTAAAGGAGCACATGGTGGTTTACAAGGTTTAATTACTGTTTTTGGTATTACAGGTTCTATACTTCCTATTAAGGAATATGGTGGAATGACTGATTATCAGGATTTAAAAGGATATACAACAAATAAAATTACTTTAGGGTCTAATACTATTACAGGTAGTGTACTTTCACCTATCAAACGTTTAGAAACATCTCCTACTTCATCTAGAGCTATTAAAAGCCAAGATTTACACTTTGTTGATGTTTCATTTTCTCCAGAAACACAAATTGATGCTGCTGTGTCAGCTTCGATTACTGCTGTTTCTTCATCTTGGGTATTAGATGATTATATTGGTGATCCTAGAGATTTAGGATTAACTACATACCCATCCTTATCATTTGAACGTAATTATTGGTTTGGACAAACATTTAGTGGCTCTTTTGATTATGGTGGATTTATAAGACTAATACAGTTTTTTGACAATTCACTATTTAAGATGGTTAAGGACTTTAGTCCTGCAAGAAGTAACACTTGGACAGGTGTTTCTATTAAATCACCTGTACTTGAAAGACCTAAATTCCCACAGTACCAGCCTATAATGACTCGTACTGATGAGGTTTCTACCACATTTGAAACCGCATCTCTTCAACCAATATATGATCCTTATTACTACTATTTAGCAGGTGATAAAGCTGATTATTATGAAGGTAATATTCCTGGATCACAGCTAGATACCTATCTTGTATTTCAGGAAAATAATATAAACCCATATCTAGTTAATAACACTGTAGGATATGTACCTCCAGGATTTGTAAGTGGAAATACAGACTTTATATTAGATTATAACGCTCCTAGACCAGAAAACTTTTTCTTAAATTCAGATTTTAATGTTTTACAAAACAATATTGATGTAAGTTTAACATCAGAATATAGAAAAAAATTAACACCAATTTTATCTGCTGGTACTTTAGGAAGAAGTTTTGTATCATACTCAATAAGTGAATCTGTTGAATTACAAGATTCATATCTATCATTACATTCATACACAGCACCAAGATATACTGGTGTTCAGATGTACAGTAGATTATTTAATACATGGTCTGTAGGAGATAACTCATATGGACAATCTCCAGTAATTAACTATTATGTTAAAAAATTAGGTTTATTTACTGAAGTGACAACTAATCCTTATTTACCTTATTTAAGTAATGTAAATCTAAAGTATTTAGTTGATGAAATCGAAATTGGGAAGAAGTTCAAAACACATTTGAAACAGGAGATCCATTAAACGTTTCATTATTTGATTCTCAAAAATTTGGAAATCAAGTTCAAACTAATGGGAATAAATTAATATACGAAAGTGGATATTCATACTTTCCTGTATTCTATGCTTATGGAAATGAAGTAAGTAGTAATCCTACAATATCATCAAGTTGGACAAGTTCAGCTGTATTTAATACTCCATTAGGTGAATCTAGTAATTTACTTAACAGATTCTTTACAGTAAATACCTTAACAGGTAGTATTATACCAGGAGGAACATCATATTTTTCTTCAAGTTATTCTAGTGCTAGCACTAATAATATGAGAGAGGTATGGAATTTATTTAATATTACAGCTTCAAACAGTAACTTAGGAAGTTATTTCTATACAGGATCAGGTCCTGGTACTGGTAATGCATTGACATCTTCATATTACATTATACCAAATGATGGTAGTTATGATTTTGCTTATGATTTCACAGTAAGTATAACATCATCTACTCCACCTGCTACATCATTTACTGCTAGTATGGAAATATGGTTAAGTAGTTCTACTGGTGCTGGTGTATCAATTTTAGATAGAAATAGAATCGTTTCTAATTACACTGCTGGTGGTTATTATCAGGCTCAATTAGCATTTATTCCTAGTGGTTATTTATCATATACTATTGAATATCAACCTTCCAATGATATAATTTTACAAGGTGGATATGACATATATGAATACACTAATAGTCCTACTCCTTTTAGCATAACAAACTTAGCAGTTGATACTACATTCCGTGAATATAGAATTACAGCAATTGTAGACGCTGGATTTTCTTCATATACTATTCCTTTAGGATTCTTTTATACTTCTGAATCCCCAGATGTTTTTAATATTAATAGTATTAAATGGTATAGTAGTATAGATCCAACGCTAATTACAGGTACAAGTGCAAATTCATTTACATTTAGAAGAACATTAAATGTTAATACTACAGGCTCTATAAATCCTAATGATGTTATAGGATTTAGATTTTTTGTTGATGCTCCAAATAGTTCCATTACAAATGTTGATTTATCACCAGGTGGACAATTAAAAGCAACTGCTACAGATAATGCATTATTAGCATCACCTATTAATATATGTGTTGATCAAACAGCTAATTCATTTTATTTAAGTAGTAGTTTAGCACCATATTATGGCCCTACATCATTTTTTAATCCTTTAGATTCTAAAGTATCTGCATCCTTTGCAACTTTATATACAGAATACGGTGATATATTTTATCCATTCTTTTTAGAACCAAATGATAAGATTGTTATACAGGCTAGTGGATCAAGTGGACCTATCATTGAATATACTGTTTTAAATAGTTCATTCCAGGGAGGTACGGGATTTGCATATATCACAGTTCAAGAAGATATTGCAGGTTATTTTGGTGATTTATTATGTGGTCAATACTTTAAAATATTATTCTTAAAACGAATAGTAGATGAAACAAGTGTTATCTTAAATTATCCTAAAATTTCTGGTAAAACATCTTATGGTTTTATTATTCCACAGAACATAAACCCAGCAGTACTAGCTAATATAGATCAAATAACTAGAAATGTAAATCAACAATTGATAGATGTTGGAGTTGGTGTAACAACATAATTTAGATCTACAAAAATTAAATATTTATAATCAAAATACAATAAAAGAATGGCTATTTTAAATAACAATACTGTAACAATTGATGCAGTTTTAACAGCTAAAGGTAGAGAGTTGTTGGCTAGAAACGATGGGTCGTTTAGAATTACCCAATTTTCTCTAGCAGATGACGAAGTTGACTATACTTTGTACAACCCACAGCATCCTTCAGGTTCTGCATTTTACGGACAAGCAATTGAAGCAATGCCTTTAATCGAGGCGTTTCCTGATGATACACAAATTATGATTTACAAGCTTGTAACTCTTCCAAGAGGTACAGCTAAATTACCTGTAATTAGTATTGGTTACAACAGTATTAACTTGAAACAAGGTTCTACTTTAACTATTACTCCTCAAACACTTAACTACTTAGGTGCTACAAGTACATTTGAAGCTAATGGATATGCTGTTACTATAGCTGATGTTAGATTCTTATCTACATTCTCTTCAACAGGTGTTGCCGGTGCTGAAGTTACTGCAACTGGTGTTACTCAAACACTTGGATCTTCAGTTAGCCAAACTTTAATTGGTACTTCATTTACATTAACTGGTACTACAATTAATACACTATTTGGTTCTAACTTGAATCAAATCACAACTACAATTACTGTATTAGGTAGAGATAGTGGTGCTAGAATTACTATTCCTTTAACAGTAACTAAAACAAATTCTTAATAATATAGCATATGTCATTTGTAAGATATAACCCAGAAGATTCTGTAGTAAGTACTGAAACGGTAGTAAGGCCAATGTGGAGTGGAGATACTAATGTATTGTCTACTTACTTTACCTCTAGTGTAATTACTAGTTCTTTTTATTTAAATGTATACCCTGAATATCCTGGTGCTTTACTAGCAACTACTTCTTCAGTACAATTTGCTGTTCAATATGGCAATAAATTTGGTAGCGGATCAGCATATATTAGCCCTTCTGTTACTAACCAATTACCAGATAGTTCATCAATTACTCCATCTCGTGTAGTTTATGGACAATATAGAACATTGTTATTAGGAACTGAAAGTGGAAGTTTTGAATTTGGTAATGATAATCCAAACGGTATTTATATTATTAACGTAGCTAGAAACAGATATAAAGAACATATTCAACCTGGTTCTTTGACTTTAAAGTTAAAATCTACTACATTCGAAGTTGTATTAACAGATAATAGTCAAATTAGTGCAACAACTAACTATACAACAGCAGGTACTCAATACTATACTTTAATTAGTGGAAGTAATGGTACCGCTTATACAGCAGCTGCCTCAGCATCTGTTTATGGTTATTTATTTCCTGATGATGATATTATTATTTTAAATCCAACAGCATTATCTAAATCAGTAGCTAATGGTGGTATTGGTTTTAATCCAACAGTAAGTGCTCCTGGAACTAATAATAATATTCAATTCCAATTTTATACAGCAATATCATCAAGTGCTTATTTTGCTCTTCAATCAGCTGAAAATGTGTCTTCACATTACTTCTTCACAAGAGTAAAAAACCAAGACTTTAACTATACAACAAATCCTTCAATTATAGATAGTAACGGTAATTTAATTTATACTACTTTAATTAACAACCCACAAACATTCATTACAACTGTTGGTTTATACAACGATCAAAATGAATTATTGGCTGTTGCTAAATTAAGTAGACCATTGGTTAAAGATTTTACCAAAGAAGCTTTAATTAAGGTAAAGTTAGACTATTAATCTTGATAATAATGTTATTGCATGGGATCATTCAAACAGTTAAATTCTTCGGATGTTATAACAGTACCTGTTATAGCCAATAAACAATGGAACTTTAACTATTGCCCACTTCCCGTAAGTGATCCTTATGTTGATGTATATAATGGAACCTATATAACAGGAACTTTTACTCCTGGTTCTGAGCCTATTACTAATGGTCAATATGATAGATTAGTATACGATATGATAAACCAAGTATTCTATCACGAATACACTGTTGGTTTAATTTTATCTACATCATCATTAGCATCGTCAATTTATTATGCTAATCCTAGTGGCTTAAGAGCATCAGCATCATATTTTAGTTTTAATGATGATCCTGGTTTTATAAGTAATTTTCCAACACAAGTAGGACAATCTATTAAGGTACTTTCAATATCACCAAGTATTTATGGTGAGAGAATATTGCCTTATAGTTTTCAAATGACTTCATCTACATATAACTTTACCGATGATGGTAAAGGAAATGTATATGATAACTTAACAACCCA